GTGGGTTTTTGTCCTTTGATGATATCAAAAGCACCACTCAATTCTTCCAGATCCTTGAGAATCTGCGCTCTAAACTGAAAGAGTGAGGCATCAATGGGTAAACCCTGGATACGTTCTGGCTTCCCTTGACCACCAGCCGCGAGGACATTCCACTTGACCACCAATCCCGGTTCACCAGTGAGGGAATTGGCATCTATACCCGCACTCTCAGGAATAATCCATCCACCATTCGCATTACGTTGAACATGAAGCTGAATGAGGGAATCGAGCTGATTGAGCTGATCCTGTTTTTGAATAAGTGGTGAGAGAGCTGACCGACCATACAGACGACCACCAATATGTTCATACTGAGCGTGCATGAAAGGAAAAATTGGATTCCCTTCAATGTCCTTAAACGGCATGGGACCGGGAAGTCCCTCATCTGGGAGATTCAGGAGCATAGGCGCTTGATCTCCAGCCACTCGCATCACGAGTCCTTGAGGATATTCCGGAGTCGGGCGGAGCCACAGTTCATACTCAGTCACACCTTCGACGGTGTGAGCGCCCGCCGCTCCAAGATAGGCAAACTGTGATCCAGTACCAACATCATTCGTCAGTGCAAGGGACTTGAATATTTGAAGTGATCGATCACTTGGAGATTTTTCCCACGTTATCTTTCCAAGTAGCTCTGGATGATTCGCTTCAAAGTAATGCTTATCACGCCATCTGAGTCTAATGATGTAGGGAAGGTCATCAAACCGAGTAATGTTGGGTGGAAAGGCATATTCAAATGGGCTGAGTGCGGTCGTCTTCCCACGACCAAATGCTGCCATATCTCCAAGAGGTTTATTATCCGGTCCTTGGGCAGGTTGAAGAGCGGTTCCGCCACAATTCGGACATTTCTGACCCGCATTCACAATGGCTTGTGGTGGATTCACCTCTCCACAGGCGACGCACTGTTCATAAGGAATAAATACTCGATTAAATCGTATATCTTTATCCCAGCTCACTTGAAGGCAAGCATTACCTGTGGTGATAAGCCAAAAGTCAGCCTCCTTCATCACCTGATTCATCAAATGTTCCTCATGAAGCAGAGGAGCCATTTGATCAGCAATCTCAGAAGCGGCAATGCTCTGGGTATCGTGTCCTACTGGACGAACGACGACAGAGAGGTTGATCGCTGAAAGGTTTGTTCTGATTCCTTGAAGTGTTTCTGCCATCTTGTTGGTGACTGGGCGTGGAATCCACTTCTGGAGTCGTTTATCAACCCATTCACGCCGTGTTGGATGGAAGGTAATCCACTGTCTGTTGAGGACATAGAATAAATCTCGCAACCATTCACGTTCCCAGATCCATCGATATTCTGTGCTCTCCTTCTTCAATGTCTTGAACATCTCAAGGAGTTTAGGCTCATTGGTATAGGGATCTGGAGGAACAGTGAGAGCCTGATCTGGATTATTCAGTGGATACTCACCACCAGGTGGTAAACCTAGTTGAGCACCAGTTGAAAATGTATTCGGCGCGTCTGGAGGGAAAGCCATTATGACTTATCGTTATATGCGGGTAATCCAAACTTCCTGGCGAGATCATCACCCATATCATCAAAGATCGAGGAATTGATTTCTGGAAGCGCCCGAGTAGGTTTCACAATCTCAGGAATAGGGAGATCAATATTGTAGGCTTTCTTGATGAGTTGGGCGCGTTCAACTTCAAGCGCATTGACCCTGATTCGCAGCCATTCAAAGTTGGCTTGGGTGGTCAGCATCTGTGACTGTAGGGCGTCACGCTCAGCTCGAACGGCTGAAAGATCCTCTCGAAGTGCATCAACACTTTCTTTGGAGATTCGGAAGATGTCTAAAATTTTACTTGAAAGCCACATTAGATAATCACTCTACATTTAATCAAGAATCTATGAAGTTTCCAGCGCCAGATATCGAATTTTGTCTTCAATTCTCTGGAACATGTGCCGTTGCTATACATTGCCGCATTCATCGCGGCACGGACACAGTACTCTGTATATGCTTGGCGTAACAAGTTAGCTGAAAATGGAAATACATACTGAGGTAACTCATCAAGCGTATGTTTTGTGTAAGTGAATTCAACAGGCTGTGGCGCGTGGAATTTAGCGACTTCTATTTTACGTACCAGTTCCATCTACGTTCTCCATATATCAAACGAACGATCAATCACGAACAATAGAAATTGTCTTTAGCTCCAGAAATCTCCAGTGATTTCATCTTTAGGCAGCATGGTCGGATCGGCATCAATCTTCCTCATCCTAAGAATCGTTGCTTGAGTTTCGTCAGGGAGTTTACTGATATCTCGTTCAGTATTGACTGGTAAGGATTTAGGAAGAGTCGGCCAAGTCATGACTGCATAACGAAGGCAATCCGGAAGTTCATCATTTTTCTTATACACCCTCTCCTTGCGTACAGAACCATCCTTTGATTTATCAGGAGCCCAACGATAGGTTTCCATCTGTTTGATGGTCATGGGGCAGAGTGATTCAACAAACCACAGTTGCTTTTGATGGAGCCAGGACTTCACACGCTCTGTTCCAGCCACGACATCATTCTCGGCGGGCTGACAGATAATGTGGTGCTGAACAAGTTCAATCATTGGCTGCCGTTCATTCTTGTTGATGGCATATTTCGCTGATGGACTGTTCGCAAGCATTTTAATTGATCCAGCATGTTCGGCAAAAGTGCGATGACGTTCCAGGTATTCTCCAACAACTACAAGACCTTGTTCGGATGAAATAAGTTTGACCGCTCCAAAAGGATGGTCGGCTCCAGTATCAATCCCAACGAGCACTTGACGCCATGAATCAATTTGTGGCCACTCTGGGATGATTTTCTTGATCTCATCTGCGGTTCTCAGAATTTGGGAATTGAGAAGGCTTCCATAAACCGCCCCGGTAAAGACGACAAAGTCTGCTTCATATTCTTGACGGAACATCTCTGGAGGAAGATGATCTTTTTCCCTTGCAAGATATGCTACGCCCTCATCGGTGTGGAAAATTGGGTTTTCGCTGGTTTTAGCGTGGAGTCCCCAATAACCCTGAATGCCTTCTTCAGCAGGATGATAGAGTTTATCATAGACCCAATCATATCCTCTTGGAGAAGTCGTAAAGAATGCGACACCTTGTTTATCTGCCAGAGATGGGGAAAGAACATTCCAGTGATCTTCTGTCAACTCACAGATTTCATCAACCCAAAGCCAGTCTAGGCCCTGCCCTCGTCCTTGATCTGGGTCTTCAAGCGTTTGAAAGTGGATAAGGGAGCCATTCTTCAGGCGAAGATCAAGAAATTCTGAGGACCAATTTGTCACCCAATCGTCTGGAATCAGTTGCTGAAATGCCGGGATGACATAACGGTGAAGTTTCGGAACAGTGGGAGCACAGGCCCAACCAATTGTATTAGGAATTGTTGATTCTTCTGTTCCGGCAATGGAACCAATTCTGCTATTATGTGTGGGAATGCATCCCTTTCCTACAAGATATAGAGAAGAGGGAGAATCAACTTGGAGACACCGCGTAGGAACCGAAGGAATTTCTATCACTGATGTCACATAACGAACTGGGAAAAACTTCTTAAATCCAAGCTGTTGTCTTTCAAGTTTTCTTTTTAGTCGGAAAGCAGGTCGATTGGCATAGAAGAGAACTCGCCAACGGGGACCACAATCCTTTCCATATAATGTTGCGCGATCTGTGATACAGTACGGTCTCCAGCCAAATCCTGTTGCCAGTTCCATCACCGAGTTGGCTAATTGTTGATTCGTACTTGTAAATTCAATGAGACCTTTCCGTTCACAATGACCATCAGTGTCAAGCAGTCCTTGAAGAAGTGCCAATCGTTGTTCTGGCGCAGCTTCTAGGTATAACGTAGGCACATGCTTATTATTTAGAAGATGTTCAGCTCGCAATTTTGAGTGTAAAGACTCATTTGTAGAAAATGTTCCTGTTATGGCATTCCGCTTAGATGGTTGATAGCCAATTCCCCAACGCATTGGAACAGCAAGTGGAGTAATTTCAAATCCATCTGCCTCGATTTCTCTGAGGATTTGTTGATCTATATTTGTAAGAACAGCAGATTTGCTATCTCCATCACCTAACCATGCTCCCAGTGTATAAGGAGGAATAGGAAGATTTTTGTGAGGATATTGCAGTGGATAGCATAGAGGAACCGCATCTCGTTCGTTTTCTTCAAATTTTAGTTGGGGCGTAGTCTTTAGTTCTGGGCTCAAGCGTGGCTTTTTTGCACGCCGTATAGATTTACGAAATTTATGTGACCATACAAGCCATTGATGATCAGTATCGGCGATAATTTCTTGTCCATCCGAGAATTTTATAACATAGCAAGCGGCGTGCCTGATAGGAGAAATGGCCGTAATTACTGTCGGAAAACCGGACTCATCAAACAGCTCTTCACCGACATGTAACGTACCGATAGTCTTCCATCCTTGCGGTGTCGGAACGGGTGTATCTAGTGCAAGTCCCTTTCCGTAGCGTCTGCCCGCAATAATTGTCAATCGATCAAAAAGCCTAATTCCTTTTGCTTGACATGTTGGACAGTCGATAATTGGGGCAATACAAATATATTCTTTCTTACAGTTTTTGCACCACCGGCGACGCCGAGCTTCAAGAAAGGCTTGTTGATCGTGTTGAGGATAGAGCTTTTCTGCTGGAAGTGTCAGCCATTTTGACATACGTTAGATCAGCAGCATCATCAGGGGGCTAAAACAAGATTCAAAAGTCATTTAGCACTGCGTAAGCCTTTGAGGATAATGGCTAATCTCGCACGTTTTCCTGTTTTTCCTTTGTCCCCTTTGTGCTCAGCCGCAAATTCCATCGGAGACATGCCAGCTCTCTGTGCTTGCCCAGTCAACGCACCCTTTTTCATGTGCATCGCGCTTATCCAGTTTTTATTGGCCATGTTCCTCTCTATATCATCTGCTAGCAATCATGAGCAGATTACTCACCGTCCTCATCTCCCTCTGGGAAGACATCGCCAACAACCGTTTGCCAGCCGTTGACTTCCGCCGAACCTTTCCGAAGAGGCACAGGCTTGTTTAATGGATTTGCGGGATCATCAAAAGACTCGCCCCTCGTTTTCTTGGGGAATGAGTTTTTGGATGGTAGGACATCCGATCGTGACGTGACTGGAAATTTATCAGCCATGATTACTTACAACTCTCTGTAGAAATGTAGGGAGGACCAGTGACCGTAATGGCCATGCGTGCATCATAATCAAGTTTGGTCAGAAACATGTCATAGCCTTCCTCGTCAACGAGAGCGCGTGCGGGAAGGGCATTCGCTGTGTCAGTAAATGCCTGCTTGACCGTTGTGGCAATACCGGCATTGGCTCTTAACGCCTCATCATCAATACTAATAGCAAGGGTAGCGGTGAACTTATCGGCTGTACAAGCCACAAAACTAAAGTCCTTGGCAAATGTTGGGATACTGATGAGACAAAACAAGGAGACAAATAGAATAAGCTTTCTCATGGCTTTACCTTACTTAGTAGGTGTTTGAGTTGCGGGGGCTGCTGGATCGGTCTGAAATGAGTGAACGAGATTCACACTGGAAACAACGGCGTTGATTCCATAGGTGACCGCTTGGTTCACCAGTGTAGGATTAATCTTCTCTGTTCCAGCTTGTGCATTCGTGGCCGCCACACCCGCATTCACAATCTGTGTGGCCAGTGCAAGTTTCTCAGCACCTGTGGCACCTTTGATCTTCTCGGCTGTCGAGATACCGACAATCACAAAAGGAACAATGGGTGCGAGGGGAGTAGCTGCGAGGATGAGCGGTGCAAACTGTTCGACGAGGCGGAGCCATTTAAGATTCATAGTGATTATTTCCTTACATCTTCATGGACATGGTTGGTTTAGCAGCTTTGAGTCCCTTCAACGCCCGCGATTGGTATTCTTTTTTCCCACCTTTAGCTGCCCGCTTCTCACTCAGCATAATGGCTATAGCCTGTTTTTGTGATTTAACAGGCTTCCCTGAACCACCTGACTTCAGGTCTCCAGCTTTCCATTTATGCATTACTTCATCCCACG